ATATAATGATGGCATTGAAAACAAGAGTAAATGGTATTTAAGCTGTAAAAATAAAGAAGATAAGGATTTATACAAGCATCCAACAATTAAACCTTTAGAACTTGTAAAAAGACATTTATTACATAGCACAAACGAAGGTGATACTGTACTAGATTGTTTTATGGGTTCAGGTACAACAGGTGTAGCTTGTAAAGAACTTAATAGAAACTTTATAGGTATGGAAATTGATGATGAATATTACAACATAGCAAAAAATAGAATAAATGGAATAACTGCAAACGGACAATTAAGTATCTTTACTGATACAGAGCAATTAGAACAAGGAAGTCTATTTGATGAAGTTTAAAATAAAAGTACCAACAGGCAATAAAGATACTTTAACAAGAACAATAAGATTTGATGGCTATTCATACGATATGATAGAACTTTTAGCTGAAAAGTATAATGTAAGTTTTAATTACATAGTAAATGAAATGATTAAATATGCTTTAAAGAATATGGAGGAATAAATGAAAATAGATTTAATAATAATAAGTCATATATTACTTTTAATAAGTGGTATATCAATGCTTATTTTTTTAATAACAGGTTTTGATGTATTTCATTTTATTGCATTAATTTTATTATTACCAGTAGTGGGATATGTATTATTTAAGGAAGTGAATAAATGATTAATATAATTTGTGGTATAATTTTAACTTTATTAGCAATAGCATTAATAGAAACCATAATATGGATTAATTTAACTATTGCATATGAGATTAAAGATAACATAAAAAAGAAGAAAGAAGTGAAAAAAATTTATAAATGCAAGATAAACTAGAAATATTATTTCAAGATAATCAAGGATCATGGCATAATCCTATAAAAATAAAAACACTTGATGATATAGAAAACATAGTAAATAAAAATAAACAATATTACAAATACATAGTAAGACAAACAAAAGATAATACACAAAGTATTGTAGCATCAGGAATTATTCAAGATGGTTATAAGAAAGTGAGAAAAAGATGAAAAATAAAGTTATTACAATTACAATATGTATTTTAGCATTAGGGATATTTTTAATATCATACGAGGGTACAACAAAGAATAATCACAAAGAACAACCACAAACATATACAATTTATACAGCAATTAAATATAATAAGAAGAACAAAAAGAAAAAGACAACAAAGAAAAAGACTACTAAAAAGAAATCAACAAAGAAAAAAGCAACAAAGAAACAAAAACATAGTAAAAGTGAATGTATGAATTTTGCTTACAATGAAGTAATTAATAGATATCATTGGAATGAAAAAGATTGGAATGCTTTAGTTAAGTTATGGAATAGAGAATCAGGATGGAATGCTTCAGCAGTAAATAAAAGAAGTGGAGCATGTGGTATTCCTCAAGCATTACCATGTAGCAAAATGAAATCAAGAGGTAGTGATTATAAAACAAATTGCTACACACAAATTAATTGGGGTTTAGGATATATAGCAAGTAGATATGGTAATCCTAGTAAAGCATGGCAACATTCACAAAAAAAGGGATGGTATTAATGGCATCTGATAGTGGTAAGATAACTAAACAAGATTTAATACTTTTAGCAATAGCAATGCAAGAAGAAAGAAAACCACCGAAACCACAAAGACCTAAAATTCATATAGGTATTAATCGTAAATTATTAGGTTTAACACAAAAAGAAAGGGATGAATTAAAGAATGAGTGATGCAGTTATTATAGTAATGTGTGTATGTATAACATTAATTATTTTAGCAGTTATAGGGTTAAATAAGAGGTAGTTATGACAGAGCAAGAATTAAGTAAATATTATTGGTTAAAAAAAGAAATTGAAGAACTACAAGAAAAAATAGCGACTTTTGATGTAGGTATATCAGCAGTACAACCTAAAGAAGTAGATATACAAAGTTCTAGGCAATATTCTAGTATTCAAGAGAAGTATGTGGAATTAAGAGATATATGGATGGATAAAAGAGTTAAAGCATTAGAAGAATATATCAAAATAGAAAAGTTTATGTATTCAGTTGATGATGAAGAATTAAAACTGATAATACGATATAGATTTTTAAATTGTATGACATGGGAAGATATAGGGTACAAAATGAATTATGATAGAAGTACCATTATTAAAAAGTTTAGAAAATTCATAAAATCATAAAGTTTCACACTTTTCACATTAGAAAGTGGTAAAATGATATTATGGAAGTATAATGAAAGAGATGCAATATGCATCTTTTTTTAATGAGTAGAAATCACCACATTAAAAGGTATCCTCTAATGTGGTGTTTTGTACTTATTAGATTAAGTACACATAAGCATCACATCCTTATGCAACCTGACTACTGACATAACAGGTGTTTTTGGTTTTTCATATTATCTTACCTTATTCTTTTTTATATGTTAACTGTGTCAGTAGTCCTGTTTAATGACAGCATAGACTAGATATATAATGCTTAATCTCCTGTATGGAATTATGATTATATCTAGTGTATGGTGCTATTAAGCACCAACCTTTCTATCTATTTACTAATGTAAACTAGATTATTTGATTTTTATGGGTGTCAACCATTCTCCTTAACTGGTGATACCATGCTGGTTTAATATCAGCATTGAATAGTCAATAACTGATAAATTGACTATTGAATGATGCTATTAAGCATTTAGAAAAGAGGATACAAAAATGAAAAAAACTATTAGAATTGGAGAAAAAGATTATCATATTAAATCAAGTGCTTATACAATATTCAAATATAAGAATGATACAGGTAGAGATTTACTAACTGATTTAAAAGAATTAAGCACATTAACATCTGATAACGCTTTAGAACAATTAACAACACTTAATGATACATTATTAAGAATAACTTATGTTATGATCTTGGAAGCTGATAACAACCAAGTAGAAGATTATGAAAGTTGGTTAAAATCTATTGAAAATGTATATGGTGATGTTAAATGGATGAGTGATTCATTAGAATGTGCGATAGCTCCCTTTTCAGGGGGAATTGAAACCAATAAAGCATAGTGATAACGATAAACCAATAGATGCTTACGAAATAGTAGCATTAGCAAAAAGGTTAAATATATCAACTGATGAAATGAAAGATATGAGTTTTGTTAGTTTAATGAATATTTTAATATCTAGTGTTGAAAGCAACGAAGAAGATAATGTTAGAAAAGCAACACAGGAAGATATAGATAGGATGTTTAAATAATGAAGGATGTAAAAATGAATGAATGGTGTACTCCTGCTTATAATAGTAATTATGGAACTAGAACACAAAGAGTTGCCGAAAAAATAAAGATAATAAATAAAGGCAAACATTTTTCACCTAGAACTGAATTTAAAAAAGGTGAAAACCAAAAAAAAGTTATATGTATAGAATTAAATAAAATATTTGAAAGTATAAATGAAGCTGGTGAATATTTAAAAATTGCACCATCAAATATAATTAATTGTTGTAAGCACAGAAAATATAATAAGACAGCTAAAGGATACCATTTTGAATACTATGGAGTAATTTAAAATGCGTTTTTCTGTTATAATACCTAGTTATAACAATGTAAATTATACTGAAAGACTTATTAGAAGCATATTAAATCAAACATACACAAATTATGAAATTATATTTGTAGATGATATAAGTTCAGATAATAGTGTAAAGATAGCAAAAAGATTATTAAAGAAACCACACAAAGTAATTAAATTAAAAAGTAAAAGATTAAGTGGTGGTGCTAGAAATGTAGGAATATGTGAAGCAACAGGTGATTATATAATATGCATTGATAGTGATGATTGGTTAATTGATAATAAAGTGTTAGAAGATATAAATAATAATCTACATAATGAAGATATAATGTTTTTAGGTTATAGGATGTTATTTAAAGATGGTTTAGCTGATGAAGTAGCATTAGATATACACAATAAAGAAGAAGCATTACAATGTGGATTTGGTGCTAATTGGTTAAAGGTAGTTAAAAGAGAACTATATTTAAAACATTTATTACCAGAGGGAACATTATTTGAAGATAGATTTAATCATTTAGAATTATGTATATATGCAAATTCATTTACAAGTTTAGGTAGAGCAACACATGTATGGAATAGGTTAAATAAAAATTCAATGACATTTAATCCAAAGTGGAGTTGGTATAGATTTGAATATTGTGGTGAGTTATATAGATTAATTCAAGAAGCAGAAGATAAATACAAAGGATTCTTAATAAATGAATTAAAGATGTATATAAATAAATGTAATGAAATGGTGAATGAATTATGATAGAACATGCAAACATAATTTATATGCCAAATATAAGTGCATTAGGTGGAATTGAAACCTATGTATATGAATTAGTAAAAAAGTATAAAGATTTAGATATAGCAGTTGTATGTAAGAATATAAATGAATTACAAGAAAAAAGAATAAAACAATATTGTAAAGTATATAAACATACAACACAAAAGATAAAATGTGATGTAGCAATAATAAACTATGATATATCAATAATAGATTACATAAGTGAGAATGCAAAGATATATCAATGCGTACATTATGATTTTACAAGTTCAGTATATCCTAAAGATGATATACCAAAAGCACATCCTAGAATTACTGCTTATTTAGGAATAACAAAATATTTAACTGATGCATTAAAGAAATATTATAGCAATACAATGTTATGTTATAATCCTTTAACGATAGATGATGATAAAACAATAGTAATAGTTAGTGCTACAAGATTACACCAACACAAAGGTGTAGATAGAATGAAGAAACTAATTGATGCTATGGATCATCAAGGAATTAATTATATATGGTATTGTTTAACAAATGATACTGATGTAATTAAACATCCTAATGTAATAATGATAAAGAATAGATTAGATATAAATAAATGGTTAAATCAAGCTGATTATGTATGTTTATTATCTGATAGTGAAGCATGTAGTTATACATTAAATGAAGCATTATATAGAAACATACCTATAATAACAACACCTATACCATACTTAAAAGAAATAGGTGTTAAAGATGGTATTAATTCATACATAGTAGAGTTTGATTGTAGTAATGTAAATGAAGTTGCAGGTAAGTTAAAGAACATACCTGTTTTTAAATTCAATAAATTAGAAGATGGATACAATAAGTTATTCAAGAATATAAAAAGTAAATATGAGGAGGAAAAAAATATGAAATTAAAAGTAAAAGCATTACAAAGATATTTTGATTGTGAACTTAACAAAGAAGTTAACAAAGGTGATGAATGGATAACTACTAGAGAAAGAGCTGATAAGTTATTAGAAGCACCAGCATTAATTGAAGTATTAGAAGAAGTAAAAGAAGAAAAGAAAGAAGATAAAAAGAAACCTACTAAAAAAGTAGAAAAGAAATAATATGAGTTATGGAATAAGAAAAGCCTTTTATAACTCTAAAGCATGGAAGCAAGTAAGAAAAACAATATGGTTAAAACAAAACTTACTATGTGGAATATGTGGTTTACCTGTTTATGTAGATGGGTTAAGTGAATGGATACCAAAAGATAAAAGAAGAATAGGAATAGTACATCACAAAGAACACTTAAATAATACTAATGTATATGATGATGATATAACCTTAAATGAAGATAACTTAATTGGTGTATGTAAAGAATGCCATGAGAATATCCATCATCAGGACATAGCAAAAAGAAATACAATACAATTTGATGAAGATGGAAATGTAATAGGAGGAAAAGATGAGTATATTTGGTAATGGTGAAGCAACATATAAAGAAAGACTTGATAATTTTATTACTAGATTAGAAAGCAAATATCCTACACTTGAATATCTTGGTGGATATATTGATAGTGATAAACCTGTTATGTTGAAATGTAAAAGATGTGGTTATGAGTTTAAAGCATCAGCTCAATGCATTAGAGAAAAACACAATACATCTTGTAAGAATTGTATTAAGTTAGATAAGTTAATAAATAAATATAAGAAAAATGCAATAGACAAATATGAAATTGAAATATTAAGGCTACGCAAAGAATTATATTATCAAATAAAAAAGAATACATATCAAATAAAACATTGTAAGAGATGTAATAGTGAAGTAATAACTAAATATGCTAATAAACAATTATGTGATAAGTGTGCTAGAAAAAGTAGATATAAGAATCATAGTAATAAATCATTAAAGGAATTATATAAAAGAGATAATGGAATATGTTATCTATGTAATAAGAAATGTGATTATGAAGATTATACATATAGAGGAAGTACATTTATAGCAGGCAACTATTATCCTAGCATAGACCATGTTATACCTTTATGCAAAGGTGGAACTGATGATTGGAATAATTTAAGATTAGCACATAGAATATGCAATAGTATGAAGAGTTTGAAAGATACAGCTTAAGGGGGGTATAAATCAACATACTACCACCTATGGGATTCCGAGGTATGGGCATTCAAAAAATACACAAATTTGTGAGTAATCCCCCTATTTTGAGAAAAGAGGATACGAAATGAAAGAAGTTAAAAAGATTGATTATAATTTGTTAAAAGATAGAATTGAAATGTTGGATGAAGGTAAGCAAAGTATATGCTGGGGTTTACTGAAAGAACTAACATTTATGAATGAAACATTAGAAAAGTTAAAAACCGACATTGAAGAAAAAGGAACAACTTGTTTAATGTGTCAAGGTAAGTATGACATAGAACGAGCTAATCCTAGTTTATCAAGTTATAATACAATGATTAAAAATTATACAACTACATCTAAACAATTATTTGAGTTGCTACCAAAAGAAGATACAACATCAGATGATTTTGATGATGATGATTTAACATGACATACATAGAAGAATACTATAAATGGATTTGTGATAATCCTGATAAAGTATGTAAAAAGATAGCAACGATATATAAAAGATTAGTTGAAGATATTAAGAAACCTCGTAAGGTTTCATTTTTTAATAAAAGCACAGGTGAAACTGAAACACACATATATGTGTTTGATGAAACCAAAGCAAATAAATGTATAAAGTTTATAGAAAAGTATTGTAAGCAAAGTAAAGGTAAATGGAATGGTAAACCTTTAAAATTACAACTATTTCAAAAAGCATTCATTCAAGCGTTATTTGGATTTGTAGATAAAGATACTGGATTACGAAAATATAAGAAAGCAATTTTATTTGTAGCAAGAAAAAATGGTAAATCAGTATTAGATAGTGCAATAGCAAATTATATGCTAACTAAAGATGGTGAAGGTGGAGCTGAAATATATTCAGTTGCAACTAAACGAGATCAAAGTAAAATTGTATGGGAAGAATCAAAGAAAATGATTAAGAAATCGCCCTGCTTGGCTAAAAGGATTAGGTGCTTGATAGGTGGTATATATTATGATGCTACTGATAGTTCATTTAGAGCATTAGCAAGTGATAGTAATTCATTAGATGGATTAAATGCACATTTAGTTATTGCTGATGAAGTACATGCATGGAAAGATAAAAACTTGCTAGATGTTATGTACGATAGTATGAGTGCAAGAACTCAACCATTGTTATTAGAAACAAGTACAATGGGAACTATTAGACAAAATGTATTTGATATTGAATACGATTATGCTAGTCAAGTAATAGATGGAACTATTGAAGATGAAATATTGCTACCTGTTATCTATGAACTAGATGATGAAAAAGAATGGATAAATGAGAATAGTTGGTATAAAGCAAATCCAGCATTAGGAAGTATAAAAGATTTAAAATCATTAAGGGAAAAAGTAGAAAGAGCAAAGAATAATCCTATTGAGTTGGTTAATCTACTGTGTAAGGATTTTAATATCAGACAAAATACAGTTAATGCTTGGTTAACTTTTGAAGATTTAAACAATGAAAAAATCTATCAAGAGTGGAAAGATTGCTATTGTATCGGTGGATGTGATTTGAGTTCTACTACCGATTTAACAAGTGCAACTATATTAGGTGTAGTAAATAAAGAAATAAGAATAAAGCAAATGTATTGGATACCTACTAATTTGCTAGAGAAGAAAGTAATAGAAGATAAGATACCTTATGATAAATGGTTAAAGAATGGATGGTTAAGGTTAAGTGGTGATAATAAAATAGATTATCACGATATAACAAGTTGGTTTATGGAACAAGTAAACGATTTTGATTTAAGACCATTATGGGTAGGGTACGATAGTTGGAATGCTAACTTTTGGACAGATGAAATGAAATCAAATGGATTTGATATGGTAGAAGTTAGGCAAGGTTTTAAAACTGAATCAGCACCATTGAAACAAATGAAAGCTGATTTAATGGATAAGAAGATTAATTACAATAATAATCCTATCCTAAAATGGAACTTATCCAATGTAGTGGTAAAAGTAGATGATAATGAGAATATTATGTTATCTAAAGAAAAAGCAAGACAAAGAATAGATGGTGCTGCTTCTTTAATGGATGCTTATGTAGTATTCATAAATAGACAACAGGAATATTTGAATTATATAAATGAGGAGGTATAACAATGCAAAAGAGGAGCTTATTTAGTAGAGTGTTTGGAAGTGATAAGAATGTATCACCACCACAAACTGCAACTACATTTAAACTATTAGATGATAATAAAGCTATATTTACAAATTATAATGGTGATTACAAGAATGATGCTGATGTATTGGCATGTGTAGATGCTATTGCTAGAAATGGTGCTAAAATGCATCCTAGACATATAAGAAACTATTTCAGTAAGGAAGAAAATAAAGAAAAGTTAGAAAATGTAAAAGGTAATTTATATAACATACTTGCTAAACAACCAAATGAATTACAAAATGCTTATAAGTTCTATTATCAAGTAATTGCTGATTTAGAATTGAGTAATAATTCAATTATCTATATTAGTAGAGATAGTAATTTAAAAGTAAAAGGTTTATATCCAATTACATACGATACAATTACTTTTTATGAGTATCAAGGTGAAATATGGTTAAAGTTTAAATTTGGTAGAGGTAAAGAACAATTTGTACCTTATTCAAGTTGTATTCATTTAACTAAAGGAACTTCTAAAGATGGAATAGTTGGTGGAAGTATAGAACCATTAAAGAAAGTATTATCAATGAAACATATACTTGATGAGGGTATATTAAATGCAATAAAAACAACACAATCAATTAAAGGTATAGTTAAAACTACTAAAGCATTATTAAAACCAGAAGATGTAAAAGCAATGAGAGATCAATTTGTAAAAGACTTTATTAAAAATGGTGATAAGAGTGGAATTGGTGGATTAGATGCAACAACTGAATTCACACCAATAAATGTTAATCCAACAACTGCATCAGGAGAACAAACAAAAATCATTGATGATAAAGTATTAAAATATTTTGGCATTAATGAAAATATCATATTAAGTAAATATAGTGAAAGTGAATGGAATGCTTTTTATGAAAGTGTATTAGAACCGATAGGATTACAAATGAGTTTAGAGTTTACTAATAAACTATTTACACCAACTGAAAAAGGATTTGGTAATGAAATATTATTTGAAAGTAATAAACTACAATATGCAAGTAATAGTACAAAAATAGATATGATTAGATATTGTGGTAATATCCTAACAATAAACGAACAAAGAGAAATATTTAATCTAACACCTATTGATGGTGGTGATGTGTTTATGATAGACCAAAACCATGAAATCAATGAAGATGTTAGTGATGTAAATGGAGGTGAAGAAAATGAGTAAAGAAATAAGAAAACTAGATATGCAATTTAGAGCTGAAGATACTGAAGATAACAAAATGGAAATAAAAGGTTATGCAGCAGTATTCAATAGTCCTGAAACTTATGATTATACTGAAGTTATAGCACCTACTGCTTTTGATAATGCTGATATGAGTGATGTTGTATTAAGATATAATCATAATGATAATTTTATGGTACTTGCAAGAACTCGTAATAAATCATTAGATTTAAAAGTAGATGAAAAGGGATTATTTATAGATGCTACTTTACAAGATGATATATCAGAACATAGAGATATATTTAATGCAATTAAAAGTGGTTTAATAGATAAACAATCATTTGCATTTATAGTTGATGAAGATGAATACGATTATGATACTGATACAAGAACTATTACAAGAATAGGTAAAGTATTTGATGTAAGTGTTGTAGATCAACCATTCTACAATGATACTGATGTATCAGTTGCAAGAAATCAAAATAATGAATTCTTAACTAAAAGAGAAGAATTAAGAAAACAACATGAAGAAGAAATCAAAAAAGCTGAACTAGATGAATATAGAAGCAAAGTAAAGGCAATTTTAGGTTAATACGATTATAAAGGTATAGTTGGAATGGCTATATCTTTTTTAGTGCTGGAATAGTATTAAAAATCGTTTTAATAAGCAACTGGAATAGTTGTTATGGGAACTATCCCTTAAATAGCAAAAAATTAATGGGAGGTAGTACAAGAAATGGATAGACTACAAGAAATTGAAGCTCGTAAAGTTGAACTTCGTGAAGAATTAGAAAATGCTGAAACAAAAGAAGAAATACAAGCAATTGAAGAAGAAGCAACTACTCTTAATGAAGAAATAACTGAAATTGAAGAGCAAAAAGAAAATGAGGATACAAAAGAAAAACTTGAATCAGGTGAGGTTCAAGCTGAAGAAGTTTCTATTGAAGAAGAAAAAAGTATAGGAGGTAAACAAATGGAAACAAGAAATTCAAAAGAGTATATCAACGCATACGCTGAATACTTAAAATCAACATTAGTTGATAATTATGAAATGGGTAGTGAAGCAAGAGCATTAATTACTACTCAAGGATATGCTACTGGAAACAGTGCAACAGTAGAAGTACCTGAATTAGTTGATGGTATTGTTAGAACTGCTTGGGAAAGAGAAGAACTAGCAGGATTAGTAAGAAGAATTGCAGTTAAAGGAAATTACAAAGTTCAATTTGAAGTTTCTTCAACTGATGCAACAATTCATACTGAAGGTAATGGAGCAGTTGATGAAGAATCATTAGTATTAGGAATAATTACTTTAGTTCCTCAATCAATCAAAAAATGGATATCAGTATCTGATGAAGTTTTAGATTTAAGAGGTGAAGAATTCTTAAATTATATCTATGATGAATTAACTTATAGAATTGCTAAAAAATGTGTTGACACATTAATTGGTAAGATTGCTGCTTTACCACAAACATTAAGTGCAAATGCTAGTGGTATTTATGATAAAGTATCTGCTGCTAAAATCAATTCAGCACCAGCTCTAGGAACTATTGCTGAAGCAGTTTCAAAATTAAGTGATGAAGCAAGAGATATTACAATCGTAATGAATAAAGAAACTTATGCATCATTTAAAGCAGTTCAATATGCTGGAAATTATGGAATTGATATTTTTGAAGGACATAGAGTAGTATTCAACAATTCATTACCTGCTTATTCATCAGCAAATGCTGGAGCAGTATATGCAATCGTTGGAGATTTCGGTGTTGGTTCAATGTTTAACTTCCCTAATGGTGAAGGTATTGAATTAAAATATGATGATAAAACTGCTATGGAATATGATTTAGTTCGTATTTTAGGTAGAGAATATGTAGGTATTGATGCAGTTGCTGATAGAGCATTTACATTAATTGCTACACCTGAATCTAGATAATAAACAAAAATAGAAAGTAGGTAAGACTATGCTAGAAGATATAAAGAAAATTCAAGGCATAAATCATAATGAGTTTGATGATATGATAAACACTTGGATATCAGCAGCTCAACTTGATTTAAAGAGTATTGGCATAGTCAATACTTTAGTTGATAATCCTGATGGATTAGTAAAAAATGCAATAATCACTTATGTATTAAGTTTTTTAGATGTATCTAATAATGAAATGTATGAAAGTTCTTATAAATTGTTAAAAGATCAATTAAGGCATACAAAAGAATATATTACAGGTACTATACCTATTGAAAGTAGATAGTTATGGAATATACTGAAATAATATATTTAATAAGTAAGAATGTAGAAGAAGATGATATAGGTAATACTATATCTTCTTCAACTACACCTATTAAGTGTTATGCTAAAAAACAAAGTGTAAGAACAAATGAGTTTTATAATGCTACAATGACAGGATTAACACCAAGTTGTGAATTTGTTATAAAAAGACTTAATTACAATGGTGAAGAAGAATTAGAATGGAATGATACACGATATCAAGTTATTAGGACAGTTGATCCTAAAAACAAATATGATATCGTTTTAGTTTGTAGTAAAAAAATAGGTATATATCCAAAAGTAGGTAGTAGATAATGGCTAATAATTCAATTTTAGACATTAAAGAAATACTTAATGAATATTCACAAGATATTCAAGATGGTATTGAAGAAGCAGCAGTTAAAGTAAGTGATTTAGGTGTTAGAAAACTAATAGCTTCATCACCAAAGAATACTGGTAAATATGCTAAAGGGTGGAAAGTATCAAAGACTAAAGGAAATGGTTTTATAGAGTGTACTATACACAATGCTAAAAGGTGGCAATTAACACACCTATTAGAGAAACCACATCTTTTAAGAAATGGTAGAAAAAGTACACCAAAAGAACATATATATCCTGTGGAACAAATATTAATCAAAGACTTTAATAATGCAGTTGAAAGAGTAATCCAAAATGGAGGTAAGTAAGTATGAAACATAAAGATATATTCAATATGCTAAAGACTTTAAATATACCTGTGGCATACGACCATTTTAATGATAATAAAACAATTAATCCACCATTTGTAGTATATCGTGAAGTTTCACCAGATACATTTGATGCTGATGGAATAACATATTATAGACCATACAATTTTGAAATAGAACTTATTACTGATAAAAAAGATGTTGCATTGGAATCTAGTATTGAAGAATTATTAACTAATAATAATTTACCATACGATATTGATAGTGAAGTATGGGATGAAGAAGAAAAAATCTATCATAACTTTTATAACATATAGGAGGTATAAATATGGCAAATAAAGTTAAATTTGGTTTAAAAGGTGTTGTAGTTGCACCTATAACTTATGGTTCTGACAATTCAATTACTTATGGTTCACCATTTGCTATACCTGGAGCAGTTAACTTAACTTTAGACCAAGCTGGAGAACAAACTGATTTCTATGCTGATAATACTAAATATTTTACTACATCAGCAAATCAAGGATATACAGGTTCTTTAGAAATGGCTTTAATAAGTGAAAAGTTTAAAACTGATATTTTAGGTATGACAAAAGACACAAATGGTGTATTAGTTGAAAATAAAGATGATAAAGTAAAAGATTTTGCTTTAGGATTTATCGTTGATGGTGATGATAAGAATACTAAACATTGGTTCTTACAAGTTTCAGCACAAAGACCATCAGTTTCATCACAAACTATTGAAACATCTAAAACACCAATTACTGAAACAATAAATATTACTGCTTCAGCTCGTATTACTGATGGTGAAGTTAAATACTCTTGTGAAGATGGTTCAGCAGCTTATGCTAACTTCTTAAATAGTGTATATGAAACAACTATATCAAGATAATTAAACTACTCTTATGAGTAGTACAATGGGAACTACTTTTATAGTAGTTCTTTTTTTAGTATTCATAAGGGAGGTATGAATTCATGGCAAGTAAAAATATTAAAGGTATAACTATTGAAATAAATGGCAATAGTACCAAATTACAAAGTGCTTTAAAAGATGTAGATAAACAAGTATATTCTTTAAATAGTGATTTAAAGAACTTGAATCAAGCATTAAAACTTGATCCAAAAAATACTGAATTGTTAGCACAAAAACAAGATGTATTAAAAAGAAACATAGAAGAAACAACAAATAGACTTAATACATTAAAAGAAGCACAAAGACAAATGGGAAGTTATAGCAAACTTACTGATGAACAAAAGAAAAGTTATAATGCTTTAAGTTTAGAAATCGCAAAAGGTGAATCAGCATTAAAAGGAATGAAAACTGAATTAGATGGAACTTCTAAAGTTGATATGAGTGGATTAAAAAATGGATTATCAGCAGTAGGAAGTGTTGCTGCTTCAGTTGCTTTAAAAGTTGCCGAGATGGCTGCTGCTTTAACCGCTGCAATGGGTGCTTTAGTAGTTGCAGGTGTTAAGAGTTATGCATCATTAGAACAAAATCTTGGCGGTGTTGAAACCATGTTTAAAGATAGTTCTGATAAAGTTATAGAAAATGCAAAAAGGGCTTATGCAACTGCTGGTGTAAGTGCAAATGAATATATGCAAGGTGTCACATCATTTAGTGCATCATTATTACAAAGTTTAGCAGGTGATACAAGTAAAGCTGCTGATATTGCTGATATGGCATTTATAGATATGAGTGATAATGCTAATAAGTTCGGTACTGATATGCAATCAATACAAAATGCTTATCAAGGATTTGCTAAACAAAATTATACAATGTTAGATAACTTAAAATTAGGTTATGGTGGAACTAAAAAAGAAATGGAACGATTACTAGAAGATGCTAGTAAGTTGAGTGGTGTTAAGTACGATATCTCTAATTTAAGTGATGTATATAGTGCTATACATGTTATTCAAGGAGAATTAGGAATAACAGGAACAACTGCTGAAGAAGCTGAAAAGACAATTAGTGGTTCAGTAAATTCAATGAAAGCAGCATTTGATAACTTCTTAAATGGAAGTGGTTCACCAGAACAATTAGCAAAAACAATTACAAATGTATTTACAAATATAAGTAATGCAGTAATTAAATTAGCACCTAGTATATTACAAGGTGTTGCTACATTAATAAGTGAATTAACACCTCAAATAGTTCAATTATTATTTGATGCTATACCTATAATATTTGATGCTATTAGTAGTTTAGTTGATTCAATATTAGAAATGACAAGTGATCCAGATAAATTAGGTGAAACGGTTTCAAAAATAATAAATACTTTAGTT